GTTAATTCTTCTTTTAATTCATTTAAAGGAACCCTAGTAGGACTAGGAAGTAACATTAGGAATGTTACAGCTAAGGTTTGCAACTACAAAGTTGCCATGGTTTTGTTAGGTGGCGCTGCTTTATATCATCAGCGTAGAAATGTTAAATACAGCCTAATGACACGCATCGTTATTCCTTTGGAAACACTGTTGATTAACACCTGTTCATCTGACATTTTGCCAGATTTACGTCAACAGTTTAAAGACGATAGAAGCTTAGTGACTATGAGTCATAACACTCCACTGAATCATAGTCATCCACAAGCTGCTAGTCTACGATGCAGAGCCAACACCTTTATGGAACACTTTTCCCACTGTATTGGTTTAACGCCGTTTTCAGTCTCCATGAGTAAAACTCAACGTACTCATGCGTGTGCTGGATCACGTTATTATCATACTGTGAAGGATTTACAAATGGCTCCTTCTTATCAAACAGTTAGTAGTAATAATATTATTACTATGACTGATGTTGATTATTATGTTGATTTGACGCGTGAATTACGTGGTCATCCTGTACTTATATATACCTTTGTGCCGTTGGTACCCGCTGGTCCAACAACCGAAGGTGTATACTGTACTCATCATGATGATACCATCGAAACTGTTATTAATGGAGGAGCCAGGTACCGACATCCATGTTGGGATTTTGACACCGATCATCTAGTAATTGATCATTTGTTCTATTCTATTTTCTATTTAGTGGAACAAATTAAAATTTCAGAAGATCGACGTGTCATTTTCTTAAATCCTATTCGGAAAGTGTATGGCCCATTTGCTCGATTATTGCCGGGTAAGCGACTAAATCGACGCAAATTGAACCATGCTGGAGTAGCTTTCACTCGTTACACTAAAAGTGAAGGTACTTCAACGAGATGCTATTATAGCATTGCCAAACTTGGAGAATTTCAATCGTGTACTATTTCTAGTAGCACATTCTCCACAGCATTTATAAGAACTGCTGAGTGTAAGGCACCTAACTTGGGTCAAGTTGAACGCGTATTCAATCACGCAAAAGTCAACTCCCCGTTAGATTCTGCCGCACTATTTTTCGATGCCTACAAGCGAGCACCGGAAATGTTTGACAAGGCCCCTTCTATTATAACACCTTGTGTAGACCAACACACCTACCAAGCTGTTGGGCCTCTCGTGACAGAGGATGGTAAGCCATCTATGCGTGCAATCTGGCCGGGTTACTGCGGTAACACGTTCTCACCAGCCAAATCGTTTAATAACGATAAAGCATGCTTAGCAGGGCGTATCGATGAACCTAGGAACAAAGAGCCTAAATTGCCACCGATTTACTATACTTTCTTCAATGAGTTTAGTAAACACTTAGTTCCTAGGCACTCTGTCGAAACCTTAGCACCGCTGAACCATGATGAAATGGCAGCTAAATTTAATCGACCGACTCAAAGAGCATTAATTGAGCAAGTGGAAAACACTATGCTCATGGTTGATCCGAAAGTTAAAGCTTTCCAGAAGGCAGAAGCTTATCCTAAAATTGCACATCCACGTAATATTTCAACATTACCTATGGATCACAA